AACATACAGTTTTTACAGAAACAAGTAGAAAAAATGTTAAGTGATATTGAGAAATTAAAGGATGCTGATAGAGAAATAAAGAACGGAAACTAACATGATAGAAACAATAGTAGCTTTATTAATGATAGTCAATTCTGAAATCAAGGAGCACAGAATACAAGTTGACCTAAAATCTTGCTTAAAAGGTAAGAGAGTAGCAGAAAGACAGTATTCAGAGGGCGTTAGGTACCAGTGCATAAAAAGTACAGCAGAATTGGAAGAAAACATAGACGGATCAAAAAGTATAAAGTCTTTAATAATGGAATAAAACATAATGGAAATATTCTTTGAAATTTTAACAAAGTTTGGACTACCCGTAGCGGCTTCAGTCACCATGGGTGGCTTCATTTATATTATTTTAAAGTATATTTTAGGTGGAGTTGTAGGTTCAGTAAAAAGTTTACATGGTATTATTATGGGTTTAGAAAATAGAATAGATACAATGAATAATGATCTGATACATATTGACACTTTAATATCAGCAGCTCTACATTTGAAACCAGATTTAGATAGGATTGCCAGATCAGATGGCAAGAATGACGCAAGAAAAGACTGATGCCAATTTTAGAAATACTTAATCAATACGGTTTTGCGACACTGGCCGCTATTGCTATGGGATGGTTCATTTGGTTTATCTATACTTTCATCACACAAGAAGTTACAAAGAAATTAAGTGAAGCTTCAGGTGCTCTAATTGTCTTACTAGATAAAATAAGAAGACTAGACAATGATCTTATTCGAATTAAGTCTAAATTGAACACAGTCCTTACACTCCGAGAACAAGAAAAGAAGAAATCCAAAGACGATTGATTATAAATAGTAGTATGAAAACATCATTTAGAACAATGGTGTTGGTACTGACTACACTTACATTCACACTTGACTACAACTTACTAGCATCTGAATTGACACAAGAGTTCAAAAACCCTGCCTTTAGTGGTAACGGTTACTCGTCTCATGTGCTATCTATTAATCAATTAGAAGTACAAAGAGAACAAAAAGTATTTGATGACCTTAAATCAGCAAAGGCAGCTGCCGAAAGAGCAGAAAAAAATAAGACGGTAAATAAATTTATAGCCAATGTTGAGAGTAGAATATATGCTAACCTTTCTAAACAACTGGTTGATAATATGTTCGGTACAAGTTGCGATAGTAGTACAACTACTTGTCCTACATCTGGTACTTCAACGATTGAAGGTGCTCAAATAGCGTGGGTCAAAGATAATACTACTGAAATAATTACATTAACAATAACAGCTGATGATGGAACAGTTACGACAATGGCAGTTCCAATTGGTGACTTTAAATTTTAAAAGAAAATGAAAACATTATTGATTTTACTACTAGGAATAATACTGACTGGTTGTAACGCAGGTAAAGACGTTGAAATATACAAAGGTAAAGGTCCTTTTATTGAAGGATCTACTACCAAACAAAGATTAAACTCTATACCAAAGTTAGACGGACAACCTAAAATTACAATTGCGGTTTATAGATTTGTTGATAAGACAGGTCAAAGAAAACCAAGTACAAAGTTTTCTCAATTGTCAACTGCTGTAACACAAGGTGGTAGTTCGTTTGTCATAGATGCTCTAAAAGAAGTATCAAATGGAGATTGGTTTCAAGTTTTAGAACGAGAAGGTTTAGATAATCTAATTAAAGAAAGACAATTAATTAGAAGTACAAGAACTGAATATGATGGTGAAGCAAATGTAGGTAACATTTTAAAACCATTAACATTTGCTGGTCTTATCATAGAGGGTAGTATCGTAGGTTATGATAGTAATATACAGACAGGTGGTAACGGTGCTAGATATTTAGGTATTGGAATTAGTGAGCAATATAGAGTAGATCAAGTTACTGTATCAATGAGAATTGTAGCAGTACAAACGGGAGAAATTTTATTAACTACCAATGTGACTAAAACAATTGCTAGTCATAGTAAAGGTGGTGATGTATTCACTTTTTTAGATATGAATACAAAGGCTTTAGAATTAGAAACAGGAGTGGCTGTAAATGAACCAGTAACTTACGCCATAAGAACTGCTATTGAATTTGCTATATTAGATTTAATATATTGTGGAGAACAAGATGGTTACTGGAAATTTAAACAAGAAAAAGAAGAAAGATTTAACAGAAAATGAAAACAATAATTAGTGTTATTATGTTCTTAATGATGACAGTTTTGTCATACTCTAACGACATATATGTTACTCAATCAGGTGCTTCACTTGATTTAGATATAACACAAGACGGAGAAAACAACACAGTTGGTAATAGTACAACAGCTTCAGCTTCTGCTGGTGCTACAACAATATTAAACATAGATCAGGTTGGTGATTCAAACGTAATCACATATCAGATCGCTGGTGCTACATACACTGGTGTTATTAACCTAGTTGGTAACTCAAACAATGTTGACTTAAATTGTGATAGTGGTGGAAGTAATTCATCATGTGGATCAGCAAATGCTGTAATTAACTTTACAGGTTCATCAAATGATATTGATTTAGATATAGGTCAAACTTCATCAGCTACTTCAGCAGATGTAGATTTAGTTGGTCAATCAGGATCAGACAGTAACGTAATTGCTGCTACAGTTGATGGTAACAGTGCGATCTTAACAATCACAGTAAATGGCGACACAAACAATTACTTAATTGACATAGATGGTAATGGTGACGCTAACGGTCACACTCTAATACACTCACACACAGGTGGTATTGCTGATGTTGATATTACACAATCAGGTGTTAATGACAATATGATTACTTTAACAACAAGTGGAGATAATGCTGATATTGATATAAGCCAAACAGACTAATAAAAACACTACACTCACAAGGACACACTATGACTACACTACTATTATTCACAGGATTAATAATATATGCGTGCTATAAATTTTACAATTGGGTTCATACTTTTAACCCTTACGACTTTAGTAACAAATAGTTTTGCTACTATTGGTGAAGTATCTATCATATCTGGTAGTGCTGTCATTGATAGACAAGACGGAGATAAAGGTATAACAGTAAAGAAAGAGTTAGATGTTCTTTCTTACGATACTGTTAAGACCGGCAATGGTAAAGTTGGTATAGAGTTTATAGATGATACCAGAGTTGATGTAACTGAACATAGTAAGTTAGTCATTGACGAATTTGTTTATGACCCTAATACAAAGACAGGTTCATTATCACTAAAGGCTTCATTAGGAACAGTTCGATATGCTTCAGGTCAGATCGCTAAAAATTCAAAACAAAATGTAAAGATTAGTACACCCACAGCTACAATTGCTGTTAGAGGAACTGACTTTGCTATGACTGTAAATGAAATAGGTGGATCAACAATTGTTTTATTACCTAGTTGCGATGGTAATGGTAATTGTTATGTAGGAGAAATCGAAGTACAAACAGACGCCGGTTTTGTTATAATGAACCAAGCCTTTCAAGCTACAATAGTTGATACAATGGAATCAAAACCTTTGAAACCTGTATTACTTGATTTAGATATAGATATGATTAACAACTTATTGATTGTATCTCAACCAAAAGAAATAGAAGCTGGTATAGAAGAAGAAAGAAAATTAAAAGCAGTTGCGAATGCTTTAGATATTGACTTTTTAAAATTTGATGATTTAGAAGTTGATCTATTAGAACCAGAAGATGAAGAATTTGCTGAATTAGATATAGACTTTTTAGATAACGATTTTCTTGTAGATATTTTAGAACAATTAAATAAACAACTTGCTGTACAGATGCAAAGTGAGTTTGACAAAAAATCAAAAACTAAAACTGGTAAAGATGAATTTGGTGTAATACTATTAGATGAAGACCCACAGTGGGTATGGAAAAGAACAGATGAGAGTAATAATAATATAGAGTTAAGATTAGACCAAGAGTATGGTTATAATATAAATGTAACTCAAGGTGACATAGAAATTATAGATTATGAACTAGGTGATAGTCCAACAAATCAAATAACAATTAATCAACAGTAATGTATAAATTTTTAAAAAGATTAACAATTTTTATATTCATATGGATAGTGTTTTTTTCTATCGTAGATAAGTTAAAAGCTGATACTGCCTTTATATATTATAAAAATAGTGGTACTTATAATACTAGCTCTCAATACACAAATCTTAAAAGTGAATTAGAAGATTTAGGTTATACTGTATCTAGTAGTACAAGTGGTACAATTAGCTCTAATGATATATCAGGTAAAGATTTTGTCATTGACATAACTGGTTCATCAAATTGTGGTAGTACCTGTAAATCAGTGTATGACAGTTACGTGAGTGGTGGTGGTAAATTACTTATAGCAGGTGCTAACGGAGCAACCAACAGAAATAGCAGTATAGAAGCACTGATCGAAAGCAAGATGAGTGTGGGAAGTTTCACTCAAGGTGGTAGTAGTAATGGTGGTTATCAAAATATAGCCAGAGGCGATTATGCCAGTAGCACATCAAGTGAAAATATTTTACCAGGCACAGACAAATTTATGTACAACGTATCTGGTGGTGAAATGGTTTCTGCTAATAGTACCACATCTACATATGAAATGATGCACAAATGGGATTATGGTTCAAATGGTGGTTCAGTTTATGTAACATTTGGTTATAATCAGTTTCTTTCAACTCATCAATATGCGTCTAACATGAATGCCTTTTTAACTAGAATAATGATAGAAGAAGGATTATATTCAACAACAGTATTATCAAGTATAACTTCAAATCAAACAACAGAGTTTAACACATTTAGAAATAAATCTGTAAGTGGTAATCAAATTTATATTACACAGACTGGAGATAACAATACACTAAACATAGTACAAGACGGTGACGACAACTTAATTATTGGTACAGACTTAACATCATCTGGTGTAATAAACGGTGATAATAATAATGTAGATATAGACCAATTAGGTAGTGATAATGTATTAGGTTTAGATATCGTTGGTTCTTCAAATGATGTAGATGTAATACAAAACCAAGACCAAAGGGCAAAGTTAAGTATTACAGGTAATTCAAATACGACAAACTTAAATCAGTCAGCAATCAGTAATGTTGGTGAGCATTATATGTCGGTCACAGTAGCAGGTAATAGTAACACACTTGATTTAGACCAGACTGAAACAGGTAATAAGAAATTGTTTTTAGATATAGATGGTTCAAATAATGTTACAGTAGACCAAAAAGGTACAGGTAATCACTATTCAGAAATAACATTGACTGATAGTCATACTGTAGATGTAACACAAGACGGAAGTGGTGACCACAATGCCACAATTAATTTAAGTGGAAACAATACATCAATAACATTAACGCAAGATAGTAGTACAAATCAAAACTATTATTTACAACAAAACTGTGCTTCTACTAGTTGTTCAGCTACAGTCACACAGAATTAAGAGATAAATAGGACAATGGAGGTAATTAAAATGGCACCAAATAGATACACTTTGTTATTACTAGTATTACTATTCTTATTTGCTATTTTAGTACAGATATAAATATAAACATGAATGATGAATTAAAAGATTTCTTTTCTAAAGTAAGTTTAGAGAAAAAGAAAATCAAATTAAAAGAGATTGAAGAACAAAAAAAAGAAGACGAATATCTATCAGGATTAGTTAGTAAGCCTGACTTATCAAACTTCTTTTCTTCACTAGCTGAGGAAAAAAGAAAAATACAAGAACAAAACGCATTAGATAAAAAGAAATTAGATTTACTAGAAGATTTATTATACAGTAGATCAGAGAAAAAAGAAGAAAAACCAAAACCAATTATTCCACCAATCGTTGAAGAAATTATTGAAGAGCCTAAAGAAGAAATAATTGAAGAGCCTAAAATAGTAGAAGAAGATACAAAAGAATTAGTAATAGAAGAATTAAATAAGATATCTAAAAATACAGGTATTGAATTCAACGAACAAGTAAAAGATGTTGATGGTTTAAAAGTAGAGTTTAAAAGATTTAAAGATTTAGTTACAAGACAACTAGGAAGTATAGGTGGAGGTGGTGCTGTTAATATCCGTGATATGGACGATGTTGCTTCTTCCGCATTTGTAGAAGGTAAAGCATTAATCTATCAAGCAAGTACAGGTAAGTTTATTGGTGGCGAATCTGGTTCAGCTAATATTAGTAGATTAGGTTCATCTGACATTATAGATTTCTCACTTGACGCTACAAATACATCTATCTTATTAAGTAATGGTGATAGCTTTGGCGTCAATACAATTATCGCTGTAGCAAATTCTGATGGTCATATTGATATTAAAACACATGCTAATGATGTTATTAAAATTGAAGATTTAAGATTGAATAAAGCGAAGATAGATACTACTTTAGTAACTCAAACTTTAGCAACTGCTGTTAATGAATTAAACTCTTTGTTTAGTGGTTCAGGTCAAGGTTTATTAGATACAACAAATTACAGATATCAAAGAACAAATGCAACTATGAGTGCTACACAAGATTACTCATTGGGACCTGTTTTCTTTGGAACACAATTACAAAAAGGTGACGAGATTGTATTCACTTGTCCATCTGCTGCGACACATGTAGGTCTTTGGGGTGGAGGTGATGGTACTTCTGATCCTGAAAGAAAAACTAACTGGACACATAAATGGTGGTTTGATGGTACTAATATAAAAGGTGTAAATACTGACGTTAAATCATCTATTGGTGTTCAACTAGGTAAAGATGTTCCTTTAGCAACAAGTGGTACATATGCTGTTCGTTGGGGTCATACATCAAATCGTTTAGAACTACACGAAATCAAAGAAGGATATAGTTGGCATATAGATACAGCCAATTCTGAATTAGTTAGCGGCACAACAGATATCTATATTCATTTTACAAGAGAGAGTGATGGCTCTTTACCAACAGTTAGTGAAGTAAGACCATCAGAATGGAAATTAATTAACACAACATTAGCTAGTAGAAATGTTGAAACAAATATCCGTGATGGATTTTCTAGTGATGATGTATATAAAAATCGAAAAGGTTTTGTACAAGGAACAAAATTAGTATTTCAATCTAAAGCACAACACAAAAATGTATATTGGGGAAGTCAATGGAATCATGCAATATCTTTAGGTAATGGTACAACGGATCCATTAGGTGAAATTGTCAATTCGTGGAGATACTCTGCAGGTGAGCAACTAAAAGAAGATAATAACTCTAGTGTAAATCCAAACTATACGTTTGTAGATGGAAACGGATCTCTTTCTATTCCATCAGGTAGAACTTTCTCTTGGAGATATCATACAGATAACTCTTGGGATATTTTTGATGAAGATATTGAAGATGTGGTTATAACAGGTGATAATCCAATAACAAGTGATGGCAGTACTGTATTTCATACTGTTGTCATACAAGCAAATGATACAGATACTAATGATATATCTTTGATAGATAATACTTATGATTGGAATGCTAAACTTTGGTTCTTCGAACACAGAGATGATTTTATTGGAATATCAGCAGATAACGGATTAAGATCATATGCAAATGCATATCCTCTAACTAGGTTTTCTAGTATAAATTCTGATGATTATTTAAGAGATGCTGAAGATAAAATGACTTGGGGTGAACATATGAGACCTGGTTCAGAATTTATATGGACACAGCTACAAGATACCACAAATGGAACCAATCAACACAATATGGTTATTGGTGTTTTAAACGATTCAGACAAAACACAATTTTTAGCTGGTTTAAGATTTTATGGCTCAAGATCAGGACATGGTGGTGCAGTTCAAGCAAAAGAACAAAGTGTGCAAGATCAAGGATTTACTGTTCATAATTCAACAGTAGATACAAGAGGTAAATCTATGAGATTGAGATATGAGTTTGGAACCAATAAACTTAAATGTGAAGTTTTAGAAAATGGTGTGAGAACATTAATTGGTGAATCAACAAATGCTTTAAATGGTGAACCAGTTTACATTACAATTGGTGGGTTCTCAACAAAAATGCCAACTGCACAAGGTGTTGAAGTTTATGGTTGGTCATTTAGACACAAAGCAACTGGTCATTATAATCCTTGGGAAGTATGGAGACAAGATACGTTTCCTGAAACAAAGGTAGATGAAATTAACGGATCAGGAACATCTAATAAGAATACAATAAAAGCAAAATCAGTATTAGAACATAAAGATGGGCTGGCGCCAGGATATAAAATGGTTTGGAATCAAGGATTTTCATATGAGAGTAGAATAAATATCGGTCAAGTTAATACTAATATGCCTGCTTCAGGTGAAGCATCACCCTTTAATGTTCAGTATTGGCATTGGCAATTTTCATTTAACACAGGTGAAGATATTGATACACTACACAATATGAGTTTTAATACAAGCAATTCAAATTTTGCTAATTCTAAATGGAATGGTACTGGTCCAAGTAAAGAAATTTCTATAAGATATTCTTCAAGTAATGTAATTACTTTACATGATGAAGCAGAAGATGAAGTAATATTAACAGGACCAACATTAGATGGTAGTGTTGTAAATATTGGATATACTTATAGAACTGATATTATTAATTCAACTCAACAGGCTGATGAATTTATGGGTGGTGGTGATGTGACCATCTCTGCTATTTAATGAAGAAACCAAAACTAGATTTCGGACCTACTAAAGAAGAACATGGTTGGTTTTATTATGTTTGGAACTGGAAGACATATGTATTTTATGCTTTACTAATTGTAGGTTCTATATTAGGATTTATAGACCAAGGTATTACAGGTGTTCTTTCTGTTATAGGTATATTATATGGACTTAAACTATTAGGTAAACTATTTTAAATGAAAAAAATATTAACACATTGGACAATAGCATTTGTTACTTTGTTTGTGTTAATGTATATTGGTTTCAAAGACCCACAAGTAAAAGAGATATTAAGACTAAAAGGTTTTGATTTACTTTTACAATCAGAAGAACGAACACAATCACAAGATATAGGTATAGTTACAATAGATGAAAAGTCTATTGAGAAGTATGGTCAATGGCCATGGAAAAGAGATATACTCGCTGATCTTATAATCAAGTTAAGAGAACAAGGCGCTGGCATTATAGTAATACCAATACTCTTTAGTGAAGAAGATAGACTAGGTGGCGATGATGCCTTGACAAGTGTATTAGAATATGGTATAGTGATAGCACAAGTAGGAACTAATAACATAAACAAGAATTCTGTGCCAAGAGGTGTTGCGAAAATCAATGACCCTTTACCTTTCTTATTTGAGTGGGGTGGAATGTTAGGACCAATTAAAGAGTTTCATAATGCTAGTGGTGTAGGTGTGTCTAACACAGCGCCTGAAATAGATGGTGTAACTAGAAGAATACCACTACTTATGAAGATAGAAGATAGCATCTATCCAGCGTTGTCTATGGAAGTCATACGGGTGGCTGTGGGCGCCCCTAGTTATCAAGTTAAGTCAGGACCCTCAGGTATCATAGCTATGAGAGTGCCTGGTTTTGAGACAATAAAGACAGATGCTAATAGTAGAATATGGTTAAGATGGAACAAAGATTACGAAACTATATCAGCGAGTGAAGATGACTTTAGTAAGTTTGAAGGTAGAACTGTTATTATTGGAATGAGTGCTGAAGGACTTGCTGGAATTATCGCTACACCTATTGGTGAGAGATATGGTTATGAACTTACAGCCTCAACTTTAGATACAGTATTACAAGGAAAGAATATAGAAAGAATAGATGTTAGTTTGTTATTAGAACTTGTAGCGTCATTTGTCTTAGGTATAATATTAATATTGATTACAAGATTTTTACCTTATTGGTTTATAGGAGTAAAACTTTTATCTTGGTATATTATATCAGTATGGTTAAGTCATTATTTTTTTACAACACGTTTAATGTTAATAGATGTAAGTTGGATTTTAGTTACAATAACTATCGTAGGATTTCATAGTGTATTCTTACGTTTCATATTAGAGTTTAATTTAAAACAACAAATAAGAAAACAGTTTGAGAAGTATCTGGATCCTAGACAAGTTGCTATACTTGTAAAGAATCCTGAGAAGTTAAAACTTGGTGGCGACAGAAAAGAAATGAGTTTCTTGTTTATGGACATTGTAGGTTTCACACCTATATCTGAATACTATAAAAACAAAGATGACCCAGAAGGTTTAGTTGCTGTGATTAATGATTACTTAAATCGTATGAGTAAAATAGTTATGAAGAACGGTGGAACGATTGACAAGTATATGGGAGATTGTATTATGGCTTTTTGGAACGCACCATTAGATTGTCACAATCACGCAGAGATGGCTGTGAAGACAGGAATAGAATGTGCGTTAGAAACTGATAAGTTAAAAAAAGAATTTAGGGAGAAAGGTCTTCCTGATATAAACATAGGTTCTGGTGTCAATACTGGAACTTGTATTGTCGGTAATATGGGTAGTGAAAACCGATTAGATTATTCTGTTATAGGTGACTCGGTAAACTTGGCAGCTAGACTTGAGGCTGCTACAAGAAATTATAGAGATAAGGACGGTAAGGTAACTCCTTTGATTTATTCTTCTTACACAAAAGAACACCTGAAAGATATTAAGTCAATTGAACTAGATAGAATCAAAGTAAAAGGTAAAGAGGAGTTAATTACAATTTATAAACCAGTAATCAACTTAATGGAGGGTTATGACTTTACTTCAAAAGAGAAAGTTACGACTAATAGTAAAAAGGATAATAAGAAATGATAAACAAAGAAAACTATACATACTCAATACACATTGGCTCAAAATTAAGAAACAAAAACTGCGAAGAAGAAAGAGAACATTTGTAAAACTCTGGAAACTAAAAAGACTAAATACATTGAAAAGATACCAACAAGCTTCATAATAAACTTGACTTTCACAAAAAAATAAATATAATAGAGTTAATATATTAATTAATGCATTACTGCATATGACCCACTGGGTAATAGAAACTCTATAAACCGTCTCGTAAGAGATAGAAGACAAAGATATGCCAGATACAACAGAAATAAAAGTAGATTTAGAATCATTAAGAAAAGACATTGAAAATGTCAATACTATTAATGGCAGAATAGATACTGCAATTGATAAGTTGACAGATGTATCTACTTCTATTAAATCTATGTTAGCTGTCCATGAAGAAAAGATTACTAGGCAAGAAAAACTTGACGAAATAATCTTTGATAAATTGAGAGAAAGACAAGTAGAAATTACTGAAGTTTATAGAGAGTTAAAGAAAGACGTGGAATTGAGTGAAAAGAGATTACTCATTGAAATCAAGTCATTAAAGAACGATATAGGCGCTAGAGTTGGTGTTTTAGAAAAATACAGGTGGATTATCATAGGTGGGGCGATTGTCATAGGGTGGATACTATCAAAGAACTTTATGCCAATAGTACACATGATGGCCTCAAATTAGGGTTGACATTTTTGATGTTTTGTGATATTATGTTTGAGTGTTATGTCAAGTTATATAGATTTAAAGTATATCTCTAATTTAAAGAGTCGTTTACCAGGATTTAAACAGAAGAATGATTATCTGTTTAACTTCAGGTGTCCACATTGTGGCGATTCAAAAAAATCAAAAATTAAAACAAGAGCATATTTGTATCGTGTAAAAAATGATATGTTCTTCAAGTGCCACAATTGTGGTATGGGTCAAAACTTATCTAACTTTATTAAGTTTGTTGATCCACAAATGTATTCTGAATATCTATTAGAAAGATATAAGAAAGGGGCACCAGCGACACCGAAGCCTCAGTTCGATTTCAAACCAGCGTTTGAAGATAGAACTATACTTGACAATTTGAAAAGTATAAAACAATTAGATGATAAACACCCAGCGAGACAATATTGTTTAAAGAGAAAATTACCTAGTGAATTTTTTGACAAGTTATTTTTCGCTGATAAGTTTGGCGCCTTAGTAAATAAAGTGAAACCAAAAACCTATGGGGAAAAAGATCACCCTAGGTTAGTAATACCATTTTATGATACGACAGGAAAGTTATTCGCTTTTCAAGGTCGTGCTTTTGGAAATGAACAACCAAAGTATCTTACGGTAAAACTAGATGAAAACAAACAAAAAGTTTACGGCCTTGAAAGAGTTAATTTTCAAAGACCTATCTTCATCACAGAAGGCCCACTTGATAGCCTTTTTGTTGATAATTGTCTTGCTGCTGCTGGAGCTGATTTAATTCTAAAGAACAAAATTAAGAACGAAGAAGTTACATACATATTTGATAACGAACCAAGAAACAAAGAAATTGTAAAACGTATGTATGATGTGGTTGAGAAAGATTACAACTTGGTCGTGTGGCCTGAAGATATGCGACATAAAGACATTAATGATATGATTGTAGCAGGGTTGACAAAGACCGAAGTTTGTGATATTCTAAATAGAAACACTTACTCAAAACTTTCAGCACTAACAAAATTAAACGAATATAAAAAGATATAGGAGATACATGGAAAATATAAATGTAGTAAAACGAGGTAGTCGTGGCAAAGAACCATTAAACATTGAGAAGATACATGAAATGGTTGAGTATGCTTGCGAAAACGTAAATGGTGTCTCATCATCTCAGGTTGAGATGAAATCTGGATTACAATTTACAGATGGTATTACTACAAATGATATTCAACAAATCCTTATCAAATCAGCAGCAGATTTAATTTCATTAGATAGTCCTAACTATCAATATGTTGCGGCAAGATTATTACTTTATAGTTTGAGAAAACAATTTATGGGAAAACTTTGGGACCACCCACATTTGTTTGACCATGTTAGTAGAGCTGTAGAAAAAAATGTTTATGATCATACTATATTAGAAAAGTATCAAAGAAAAGATTTTGATAGAATGGAAAACTGGATTAACCACGAGAGAGATTATACTTTCACATATGCTGGGTTAAGACAAGTTATTGACAAATACCTAGTACAAGATAGAAGTAACGGTGACATATTTGAAACACCACAATTTATGTACATGATGATTAGTGCTACTATGTTCGCTGATTATCCAAAAGAAAAGAGAATGACTTATGTTAAAAAATACTATGACGCAATTTCACAATTTAAAATTAATATTCCAACTCCAGTTATGGCAGGTGTTAGAACGCCTCTCAAACAGTATGCTAGTTGTGTTCTGGTTGATACTGATGACACTTTACCTAGTATCTTTTCTAGCGATATGGCTATTGGACGTTATGTTGCGCAGCGTGCTGGCATTGGTATTAATGCTGGTAGAATACGAGGTATCAATGCGAGGATACGAGGAGGTGAAGTACAACACACCGGCGTTATTCCTTTCCTTAAAAAGTTTGAAGCAACAGTTAAGTGTTGTACTCAAAACGGAGTTAGAGGCGGTTCGGCTACTGTTCACTTTCCAATTTGGCACCAAGAGATAGAAGATATAATCGTATTAAAAAATAACAAAGGTAGTGAAGATAACAGAGTTAGAAAATTAGATTACTCTATACAAATATCAAAACTATTCTATGAAAGATTTATCAACGAAGAAGAAATAACTTTATTCTCACCACACGAAGTACCTGAACTATATGAAGCTTGGGGAACACCAGAGTTTGACGATCTGTATATAAAAGCTGAAAGAAAATTAAGTATTAAGAAAAAGAAAATAGGAGCACAAGAATTATTTTTTGACATACTAAAAGAGAGAGCAGAGACTGGTAGAATTTATATAATGAATATAGATCACTGTAATACTCACTCATCATTTAAAGACTTGATTAGAATGTCAAACTTATGCCAAGAGATCACTCTCCCAACTGATCCAATCCAACACATAGATGGCGAAGGTGAGATTGCCCTTTGTATTCTATCAGCCATCAATGTTGGTAAGATTGATAAAAGAGACGAGTTAGAAGAACTATGCGATCTAGCAGTTAGAAGTTTAGATGAAATAATAGATCATCAAAAGTATCCTGTAAGAGCAGCAGAAATATCTACAAAGGCTAGAAGAAGTTTGGGTATAGGTTATATCGGTCTTGCTCACTATCTAGCAAAGAAAGGTTATTCTTACGAACAAAAATTAGGTTGGCGTCAAGTTGATAAACTGACAGAAGCATTTCAATATTATCTATTAAAGGCAAGTAATGATTTGGCCAAAGAAAAAGGTCAATGTGAATTCTTTAATAGAACAAAGTATTCTGATGGTATCTTACCAATAGACACTTACAAGAAAGAGGTAGACGAGGTTGTAACCAGAAATCTAACTTATGATTGGGAGTTTCTAAGGAAAGAAATTAAAGAGCATGGACTCAGACATAGCACACTCTCTGCTCAAATGCCATCAGAATCTTCTAGTGTGGTTTCTAATGCTACTAACGGCATTGAACCACCTAGAGATTATTTAAGTATTAAGAAAAGTAAAAAAGGTCCATTGAAACAAGTGGTACCAGATTACAAAAAATTAAAATCAAACTATACTTTACTATGGGATATGAAATCAAACGAAGGTTATATCAATGTAGTAGCAGTAATGCAGAAGTATTTTGATCAAGCGATAAGTGGTAACTGGTCATACAATCCAGATCACTTTGAAGAAAACCAAGTACCATTGTCACAAATGGCGCAAGACTTATTAACGACATATAGATTAGGTTGGAAGACTTCTTACTACCAAAATACATATGACGCTAAGAAAGACGTTGACGAACCAGCACACCCGATTGGTTTCACAGATAATGTACCAGAAGAACCAATCAACAATGACGAGGATCCAGAGAACTGTGATTCTTGTACAATTTAAGAAAGTAATAAATAAAACGCTATGGCAAAATCAGTTTTTAATAAAGGAAAAAATGTCAATTTTTTAAAACAACCAATGTTCTTTGGCGAGGACCTGGCTGTTCAAAGATACGACACTATGAAATATCCTATATTTGATAAATTAACTCAACAACAACTTGGTTACTTTTGGAGACCAGAAGAAGTTTCTTTACAAAAAGATAGAAACGATTACCAAGAGTTAAGACCAGAGCAAAAAGATATCTTTACTTCTAATCTAAAGTATCAAACTATGTTAGATAGTGTTCAAGGTCGTGGTCCTTGTTTAGCATTCTTACCATTTGTATCATTACCAGAACTAGAAGGCTGTATTGTGACTTGGGACTTTATGGAAACAATCCATAGTAGAAGTTATACATACATCATAAAGAACTTGTATTCTAATCCTAGTGATGTATTTGATACCATTATTAAAGATGAGAAGATTGAAAAGAGAGCGAATTCTGTAACACAATGTTATGATGATTTAATCTTAACAGGTTACAAATATCAACTAGATAAAACTAAAGTTGATGAATACGAATTAAAGAAAAAATTATGGAAGGCTTTGATTACAGTAAACATACTAGAGGGTTTAAGATTTTATGTATCGTTTGCTTGTAGTTTTGCTTTTGGTGAACTTAAATTATTAGAAGGATCAGCAAAGATTATTTCATTTATCGCAAGAGACGAAAGTCAACATCTAGCAGTATCACAAAGAATTATAAACAATTTTAGAGACATAGAACGAGACAAAGTTATGGACAAAGTAATTAAAGATACTGAAAAAGAAGTCTATACAATGTATGATGACGCAGTACAAGAAGAAAAAAGATGGGCGACTTATCTTTTCTCAAAAGGTTCTATGATAGGTCTATCAGAAAAATTATTACATCAATTTGTAGAGTACACAGCTAATAGAAGAATGAAATCTATTGGACTAACTCCTGCTTATGATACCAAAACAAATCCATTACCATGGACAGATCATTGGTTGAATAGTAGAGGAACGCAGAATGCTCCACAAGAAACAGAAATAGAAAGTTATGTTATTGGTGGAATAAAACAAGACGTTAAAAAAGATCAATTTAAAAAGTTTAAATTATAATGATAGAAAAACGAGAAAAGACCTGTTCTAGTTGCGAGACTAAATACTCTATACAATGGGACATTGAGGTACAAGACCTTGAGCCATTGACTTGTCCATTTTGTGGACATGAAGTAGAGGAAGTACCAAATGACGATGGAGAAGACACAATCTGGACAAACGAATCCGAAGACGATAATTGGAATTGATTATAGTTTAACAAGTCCAGCCATTTGTATTACAACAGATTTCGTATTTAAGAATAGTAAGTTTTATTACTTGACAAATAAGAAAAAGTACATTGGTAAAATGTCAAACAATATTATTGGATTTGAACATAAAGAATACGACACACCTATTAGACGATTTAGTCAAATATCCGATTGGGTATATGAACTAATGGAAGATACTATACACACAGAACAATTAGTTTTCATAGAAGGTTACTCTTTTGGATCAAAGGGTCAAGCAGTATTTCAGATTGCTGAGAACTGTGGTATTCTAAAGTATAGATTACAACAAATGATGATAGATTATGACACTGTTGTTCCTAGTGTAGTAAAAAAGGGCGCCACTGGAAAAGGTAATGCTGATAAAGATATGATGTATGAATTCTTTTCTAAAGAAACAAAGACAGATTTAAAGAAAATATTTGATACTCAAAAGGTCGGAAACCCTATATCAGATATTGTTGATAGTTATTATATAGCGAAAATTGGCTACGAATCGTCACAAAAACCCC